CATCGCCAGCTTGCTCATCCTGATGTTCTTCGCCTTCCTGCTCTTCGACTTCCTCGACTTCGATCTGTTCCTCCATCACTGCCGTTTGCGTCATAAAGCCCCCGTTTAACTCACCCATTTATGCGGCTGGGTGGATGCCGCTAAAAATCATTGCAGAGGCTGCACTTGTCCTGCAATAGCGCCGCCAATCTCACGCGCCATATTCAACGCGTGGTCTTGCGAATCCATATCAACCTTAGCCAGCGTCTCAACCGTCCTGGCACGGCTCAATTCAGCATCGGCCACCGTCTTAACGGTATCGGCCCGAGCCTTGGCAGCCTTGGCGGTAGCTTCCTCAGCCGCAGCTTGCAAGAAGATGGCGTTCGGGTCTTGCTGCTGGCCCTGCATCATTGCGGCCATTTCTTCAGCTTCCTGCTCAGTTGGCTCAATCACGCCCATACGCACCAAGCGTTTGCGGAAGAACTTCCGAACGTCGCTGATGCCTTCGCCTTCCATGTTCATCATCGCCATGGCTTGCAGCACTTGCTTGGTTTCAGGGTCATCGCTGATTGCCAGCATTCCGGTAAGCGCACGCACCGTAGCGGCTCGCTTGCTGGCGCTGGACGGGCCAACCTCGACGGCCACATCAAACGCAGCTTCGCTCAGGTCATTCTCAAGCTCGATCTCGCCAGACTCTTCGTTGATGGTGGGCTTCAAAAGCTCGATTGACGACACCTCGCCGCCGTCTCCGACCGCCTTCATCTTGCGCTTTTCTTCTCCGTAGATTTCCTTCGCCATAGACAGCCAAATTTCACCGCTGCGCTTGATAGCCTTGGCATAGTTCGACATGTAGATAAACGCCTGCATATCGAGCCGCTGCTGGATCATCTCCACGGCCTTGCCGCTGATGTTCGACACCATCTTGTCGGCCTGCTGCGAACTGCCGAGGATGTCCTGCATATCCTGTTCAGTGACTTGCAGCAATCCAGCCAGTGCAGGCGGTACGTTTGGCGCTTTGGTGTAGGCAACTGGCCCGCCTACGGTCGTATTGCCGTTGGCATCGGTGATCGGGTTGATTAGCAGGTACGGATAATCCTTTAGGTTATCCTCTGCCCACATCATCTGATGCCCCGCCACTTGCTCAGGCGTGAGGATAGGCTTCTCAACGCTCGACAATGCGCTGATCTCTCCAAGCTTCGAGAGCTGCATATTCTTGAGACGTTGGGCATCTTTCGCCAGTCGCACATGCCCCATGCATCGTTCGATGTTATCCACAAACCAGCGTTTGCCATAAACCGGAACGATAGGGATGCATTTCCCTGCGATGTATCCGCAATCCTCAAGGATTCCGCCGCCGCTCATGATGTACTTGCGAACGCGCTTTACCTTGTACTTTTTCGAGCGCACTTCGGTCGAACCAATGGCAGCAAGTCGCTCCTCAAGTTCCTCGTCCTCGTCGAACTCAGCTTGACTATACCGTTCCTCATCTCCAGAGATCGTGCGGAAAATGCGCACCGTCTCGCTCTTTTCCTCGACGCGGTAATACTCAGCGATATAAACAACGTCAGGGGTGCACCAGTCGAATTCAGATTGATGCACGATTTTCGGCCAACTAGTAGGATCATCTCCCCACGTCGCCTTGTACGCCTCACGCGTCATTGATGTAATGACAAAACACTTCTTGGCGTCTGATTTGTCTTGTCGTTTGGCTTCAAGGTCAAAGAACACCGACGAATCAGCATCAAAGATAGGCTCAATGCAAATACGCTGCCGATCGTCGTCCGGATCTTCGTCGTCTTGGTATTCGGTGCGCAAGCGCCAAGCCCCAAAGCCACCGCCAACAGCTTCCTCAAAAGCGTTGTCGTAGGCTTCATCGGCAACGCTGTCTTGCTCATCAGCACGATAAAGACCAGCGCAGGTATCGGCCAGGCTATCGTATTCTTCGCCTTCTTTGCTAACAAACGACACCGACACCTTATTGTTTCGGTACTCGTTGATGATGCGAATGACGGCAAGGTGAATCTTATTCACCTCAAACTTTGGCTTGTTTTCGTACTGATCCCAAAGCGGGCCTTCCCACTGCGCGCCAGCCAGCGAGTAAAAGCGCCGATCTTGCAGGCATTGAAGCCGTTCGTCGCGCAATGCAGACTGAATGTTGTCGAACTCTGCCAGCGCCTCAGCGTGCAGGTTTGCAAGGTACTGGTCTTTAGAGATTCGAGCCATATGTGTTTTTCCTAGTGCCTGCGCGCAGTATCGCCCCAACGGTTGATTGTTGGCAATGGCACAAAGTTTTCAACCTTTTTAGGCTGTGCGCGCCTTACGCTTTCACAGGCATATCTTAGCGCATCAATAACGTGATTGCTTTTATCTTCAAGCACAGGCAAAACTTTACCAGTCAAGGGGTCCGTTTTGTAACTATATAACGTTAATTCGTCGATTGTATGCTTACAGCGAGGATGCACAACAATATCAAAACTTTTGAGCCATTCTATGCCTTCTTCTACCGATTTCGCCCCTTTAACTGCTGGCATGATCTTTGGAAAGCCATGTGCTCTCATGTGAGATATTGTCTCAGGCCGTGAGCTATCCGCCACCATCGGCCACTTCTCAGACTCCGGCACCGTCATAAACAGGTCAGGCGTATTCACAATCTCGCACCCGACCATGTAGGCTTCGTGGTCGATGTAAAGCGTGCGTCCTACGATATGACAGCGCACCAGCACTGTCGGATCGCTGGCAAACCCCCAGTCAGCGCCAAGCCGATGAACCGCGTCTTTCGGTGAGTCAAATTCCTCTATTCGCCAGTTGCTAAACACCCTGCTCGTGCTGTTTTGCAGGTATCCGCCGAGCCAGACGTGTGAATACTTGTCAGGGTCACGCCGCCTGTCGTACTCCATCTCAGCGCGCAGCACTTCAGGAAACCACGGGTTATCGTCGTAATTGACGGGAAGAATCACAGAGTCAGGCGGCGGGTTTGAGCCACGCAGCAGCACATCCACCGGGTCGCTTGCCTGGCTTGGGTTCCATGTGAACCACAGCTCGCTGCCAGGCTTGCGGATGGTCGGGCGCAGCAGATCAAGGCTGCGCTGACTCAAGCTCTGCGCTTCTTCGACCCACGCACGGTCATATCCTTCCAGCGACTTGATCGAATCCGCCGTGTGATTCTGCATACCTTGAAAGATAATCAAGCCATCGCCCTTGCGTGACTTAATCACCGCCTCTTGCACCTCAAAGTAAGCGCCTGCCCCCATCTGCTCGATCTTCATTTCGAGCAGCCGCTTTACCGATTGGGCCAGAGACTTTTGCACCTCGCGGACACAAACCGACCGACTAGACGGGTTCAGAATGTGTTCCTCGATAAGCATCTCCGCAAAGCAATGCGACTTACCAGAGCCACGCCCACCATATGCACCCTTGTATCGCGCGGGATTGAGCAGGGGCAAAGCCCAACGCGGGGTTTGTATCTTGAGTGTGGTCACTCTTTCGCCCATTCGATCATGCGCTGCGCCAAGTGCTCAACATCGCGTGCCAATCGCTCAACCGCGCCACGGTCAGGCTGCGAGTAAGCAATCTCACGCTGCAACTCAACGCAAATCTTTTTCAGCATTACCAAGTCACTCACCGGATCGTTCATTTTTTACCTTTAAGCAAAATAGTTCGAAAAGAGCCGGATCCATCGCTCTCTCACCCAGCTCCCATTGTTGCCAGTTGCGAGTAGAGCGATAGATCAATGCTGCGGCTTTGGAAGCGCTTAAACCCGCCTTTGAGCGGGTTTCGCGTACTTCTTGAGGTGTAGGGCTATCAGGCAACTTGAAAGCCTCTCAGATTGAGCCTGCCGGGGCTTTTGAATCCCGGCAACATCTCCACGCCATACAACGTGAGATCACGCCCATCATCAAACGTGCGGGCGTGTTCGTAAGCCTTGGCTATATCATCCCAAGCTTTGTCTTCGCTATCGTATGGCCCCGCCAAAATCACGGGGCGCTTGCCTTGTTGTGCTGTGATGTAGTGCATTACTCATCCTCCTTATTTGTCAAAGCGCGCTGCTCGATCACTTCACCAACAACCACGCGCTCGATGCGCTCGATCTTGAGCGGGTTGTCAGCATCGCCAGACACTTCGATCTTGTCGCCGTACTTCTTGGGCGCGAGCTTGCTTAAGAGCCACTTGCGCGTATCAATCTTCAGCCGTTGATTCGACACCCAACCGCTATCGACTTTTCCATCAGGCCCGCGCTCAGGATCGGCATCAGCAAGTGCCACCGTATCATCAGCAATCTTATCTATCATTGCCTCACGAGCGGCTTTGTATTGCTCGGCTAAATTGCGATCTTCGCTAACCCAAAGCATAAACGAGCCGGATGATATTCCATGAGCATCACAAGCATTACGCAAGCTTTTACCTGACTGCATCATTTCAAGGATGCTGTTTATAGTTTCAGGATATCGCTTGGTAATCATTCGGCCCATAATCAAAACCCACGAGGTTTAGGATAACAAACCATGATGCCGCGCCCATCCACTTTGCATTCGTATGTGTTAGCGCTCGCACCACTAGTCATACCAACAAACAATAAAACACCAAGAATATATTTATTCATAATTAATCCAAAAACAAAAACGCGCTGATAATCATAAACCCAATAAAAGCTAAAACTATTTCCATTATTCCCCCTGAATGTTAATTAACCTCTCTAAATAATCGTGGGCCTTCTTTAAATCCTCCATCCCGCCTTTGTCCTTCCACCTTGCCACGTACTTGATCACATTGCCCCAGTAAAACCCCTGCAACTCTTCCTGACTCATCCATGCCGCCATCGCGTCGATTGGCTGGATGTCTTTCTGGTAGTGCTTCCCGCCCACTTGCATCACTTTCCCCTGATCATAGCACATTGTGCGTCATTGCACATTGTTCGCAATCCCTGCCCCTGCCCCTGCCGAATTAACAATGCCCCTACCGCCCCTGACCTATAGGTGTCAGGGGCAGGGGCGGGGCGTGTTTTGTTAATTTTTCCACAATCGCCCCAAAACGCCCCAGAA